CATTGAGGCTTATGTAAAAGCTACGGTTGATTTCGATGACATTGTTGACGATATATGCAAAGAGGTCGAAGCTGCTCTAGGTGCGGATAGGACTTTAAACAACCTAGCAAAATTTCAGTATTTGTCAGCGACAGAGATACAATTCAATGGCGAAGGTGATAAGCCAGTAGGTGTTGTGACAATGAACTATGCGGTACAATACAGAACTACAACTACCGCTCCAGATATCGCAATTTAAGGTGTATAATATGAAGTTATATAGCCCAGACGGTTCGGCTGAAGTTGATGCCCATCCGTCAAAAGTGGAATCAATGCTGGCGAAAGGTTGGATGCCAGAAAAACTTAAAGCAAAATCTAAAGCTAAGGCGGAAGCTAAGGCCGAAGATAAAATTGAAGAAAAGGAGTCTTAAATGGCTACACATATCGGACGAGACGGCGTAATTAAAGTTGGCGCTAACACTGTTGCAGAATTACGCAGCTTTAGCATCGAGGAAACTGCTGACACTGTTGAAGATACAGTTATGTCAGACACGGCTAGAAGTTTCATTTCTACGCTAACGTCTTTCACTGGTTCGGCTGACGTTTACTGGGATGAGACTGATACTTCAGGCCAAGGCGCACTCACGGTTGGTGCTTCCGTCACTATCGGGTTCTACCCAGAAGGCGAAACTGCTGGGGACACTTATTATTCAGGTTCTTGCATAGTTACAGGTGTGAGCCGATCAGCATCATTTGATGGCATGGTTGAGGCTTCCATTACTTTGCAAGGTAGCGGTGCGTTGACTGCTTCCACTGTTTAATGGGTAAGCTAATAGATTCAGCGGTTGCTCATTTTAGTGACCGCGAAATCAGAAAGATGGAAATACCCCAATGGGGAACGACCATCTATTCTAAAAATCTAACGCTCGACGATAAGGCGCGATGGCTTGCTAGAGCTGATGGTGACGGTACAGATTATATGATCTATGCTGTTATTCTTGGTACTACTGATGAGAAAGGCGAGCCTGTCTTCACCTTGGAAGATAAGGTTTCACTTAGGAAGAAGGTCGATCCAGATATCGTATCTGATATTGCTAACTTTGTTCTTAACATCGACGGCAAGACTGAGGATGAACGCGAAAAAAACTCCTGAATCCTCAAGGTGAACCAACTCACTTATACATGATGTACGAGTTGGCAAATCATCTTGGGGAGCCACTATCGACAGTGTTAGCAATGACTGAGGATGAATTTAATCATTGGTGGACATTTCTTAGAATTAGGCAAGAGAAGATAGATGGCAACGCAAAAGAACGTAATCCACACAGAGCTGACCGCAGCAGATAATACTTCTGCACCCGTGGATAGAGCTGCCGCATCTATTCAAAAGTTTGACAAGGTTGCCCAAAAAGCCAACAAAGGAGGCTTGAGGTTAATGCGTGGCGGTCTTGGTCAACTTGGTCATCAAGTTCAGGACGTTGCGGTACAGCTTCAGATGGGTCAAAACGCCATGCTGGTATTCGGTCAGCAGGGTTCTCAGATTGCATCATTAATGGGGCCAAACGGAGCCATAATCGGAGCCGTTCTTGCTGTTGGCGCTGCATTAGCTACTTCTTTTGTTCCTAGTGTTATGGGCGCTAGAGACGCAACTAAACTGCTTGCCGATGCGGCGGAGAAGGCAGAAAAAGTATTTAATCCTAAATTTGCTAATAGTACATTAGAGCTTGCAGACGCATTTAGAGAACTAGCCAAAGAAAGCGAAACGCTTGCAAAGAATACATTGTTGCAGTCTTTAAGTACCGCAATGGATGCCGTTGAAGTTACAACAAAGGCATTGGATAAGTCTGTAGAAAATCTCACGTTCAATTTAGCGCAATTTGCTGCAACTCAAAGATCAGATCCTGTTGCTGCGCTTGCTGCTAATTTTGATATCGGCGCAGATAAAGCTGATGAATTAAATCAAAAGATTAAGGCATTTAGAAAAGGCATTGAAGGAAGTGGGCCAGCTTTAACAACATTTTTAAACGATCTTTTAGAGCAAAAGTTAAGATCTGGCGATTCAGCGATAGCACTCGGCACTGCCTCTGCGGAAATTATTAACTACGTTAATGAACTTGATAGAAATAATAAAATAATCTCAACCGCTAACGGCTTGTTAGATACATTTAACGAGGAATTAGGTAAGAATCCAAAAGCGGCTGAAGAAGCGGCAAAAAAGATAGAGCAATTTGCTGACAAATTACAATCCGCATTTAGAAAATCTACTGGCCTTACGTCAGCTCAAATTCTTGGTTTAGAGCTGCAAACTTTAAAGGAATTAGAGCCAGCTCAGGCAGATCGTCTTGCTGGAATGATTCGAGAAATGCGTCAGACGGAAATTAATGAACAAGCAGCTAAAAATGCTGCCGAAGCAGAAAAAAAGCGTAATAAGGAATTAGCAGAAGAAGACAGAGCAATTGCAGCCGCTAGAAAAGAATTTCTCAAGTCAGAGGATACAGCAAATGCAATATTAGATGCTGTTCAAAAGAAGAAAGACATTCGTGCTAAAGATGTTGAGAACCTAAGATCTTCTATGCTGTCACAGCAAGAAGTATTGGCAGAAAGTCTTCAAAAAGAAATGGATCTTCTTACGCAATTTGCCGCAGATGACGTTGCAAACGAGCAATTAGCTACTGAGTTAAAAATAAAAGCTCAAGAAGAATATTACTCGAAGGTAGAAGAACTCAGGAAGAAAAGTAAGAACTTCGAGGACAAGAATGCTACTGAAAAGACTCAGATGGTTCTTGACGGTCTTGGCGAAGCGTTCAAAGGTGTTCAGGCTAACAACAAGAAGATGTTTGCTGTTCAGAAGGCTTACAACATAGCTCAAGCTATCATGTCTACTTACACTGGTGCTGCCAAGGCGCTTGAGACTTATCCGCCACCACTATCCTTTGCTATGGCTGCTGCTCAAGTTGCTGCTGGTATGGCCCAGGTTGCTCAGATTCGAGCACAATCGTTTGACGGTGGTGGCTTTACTGGCAGAGGCTCAAGATCTGGTGGTATGGACGGGAAAGGTGGTTTTCCTGCAATCCTTCATCCTAATGAGACGGTTGTTGATCATACCAAAGGTCAGTCTGGCGGTATTACTATCGTAAACAATATAGACGCAACTGGCGCTGGGGCTGATGTAGATATGAAGATCCGAGCAGCAATGCAGCAGACTTCGCAACAAACGATACTTAGCATACAAGATCTCATGCGGCGCAGAAGGTTCGGTTAATGACGACTTACACATTCCCAAGCATAACCCCATCCTCAAACACTTTTGAGCTGGTAACGAACACTAGGACGTTTCAGAGCCCGTTGACTAACTCAGTCCAGACGGTAGCTAGGAAAGGATCGTTGTGGAAAGCTACGCTTCAGTTTAACAACTTGACAGGTGATGATCGGGCAGATATGCAAGCGTTCTTGACTAAGTTAAACGGTCAGCAGCACAGGTTCTTATTGCAGGATCATGGTTTTGTTCGGCGGGGTAATGCGCCAGCGGTTAGTGATGCTATCGTTGTCAATGGTGCGGGTCAGACTGGATCAATTCTTTTAGCAAGAGACGCAAACCTTACGCAAGCGGATTACTTTAAATCTGGTGATTACATAGCGTTCAACAATGAGCTTCACATAGTCACGGCTGATGTAGATACTACAGGAACGGGAACCTTTCTTTATTCTTTGCCAGCCCGTGAAATCGTAATTGGGAAATCATACACGATTGAATCCGTTGGGGATTCAGACTTCACAACGATTGGAGCGGCTAATAATAATATCGGCACTACATTCACCGCTACGGGTTTTGGGTCTGGAACAGGAACCGTAACTCAAGCAGGGATACCGATTTCTCCGCCGATCAGAAAGCCTACCGATGACGGCGATGCCATAGATTACCTTTATCCTGTTCTTGGCGTCTTCATGCTTGCAGGATCTACGTCTTGGGATACACAAGCAGGACGAGTTTCAAACTTCACAATTGAGGCCGTAGAGGATGTTCTAGCATGAGCCGAGGATTTCCCGTAGATGTAGCGACAGCTTTAGCACAACAGCACGTTTCGATTGTGTCTTTTGCAAAGTTGGAGTTTCCGTCTGGTACAGTTTACGTTCATAACTCATTAGGAACGTATACTTGGGGCGGTCAAGACTGGTTGGGTGTTGGAGACCTTGGGTCTATCTCACAGGTTGAAGAAGGTCTTGATGTTAGTCCGTACGCTATTACGCTCACTTTAAGCGGGTTAGATGCAACGATATCAGGCGCAGCTTTAACCGAAGATTACTATTTACATCCTGTTACGGTTTATCTTGGTGTTCTTGACGCTGACGATGTTCTAATTGCCGATCCTACCCAGATCTGGGCAGGGTTCATGGATCAAATGAATATGTCAGTCGGGGCCGATGGCGGTGATGCCATTCAGTTGATCGCTGAGTCCGAATTGAGTCGGTTTAACAAGTCTTTGAATCTGATGTATACCAACGTGGCTCAACAGGAAAAGTCTTCTGGTGATCTGTTCTTTAGTCACATGCACAAGATTGAAGGCGCTAAGATTGACTGGGGGTCTAAGAGGCCTGGAACTAGCGGAACTGGGGACTTAGATATTAAAGTAGATGTTTCAAATCTTACATATACATAATGACCCTGCAAGTCTATCAAGCATTAAATAAGTGGGAAAAGAAAGACTTTGATTATGGTTCTGTAGATTGCTGTCAGTTCGCTGGTTTCATAGTAAAAGAATTAACAGGCAAAGACTATCTTGCCGATTTCCACTATAATTCTGAGGAAGACGCTGAATCTATCATTAAGGATTTTGGCGACTTGGAAGACACTGCTGCAAGCGTTTTAGGTGAGCCTACGGAAGACATTAGATCGTTGCCAGATGGTTCGCCAGTAATCGTCAAAACGCCAGACAGCCAGCTTATGGGCATCAAGCTAGGTAATACAGCAGTTTGTCTAGTTAAGAAAGGATTCGCTAGAATTCCTGAGCAGCATATCTTATCGGGTTGGGATTTATGGCACAAGCGTTACTAAAAATAGGGTTTTTCGTTTTTGAGGCTTTTGCTGGGGCCGCTGCTGCTGCAACGCTTGGTGCTGGCGCTGCTGTTGCGATTGGCGCTGCTGTTGTAGTTGGTGGGACTTTAATTGCTAAACAGGCAATGAGTCTTTTTGAAGTAGAAATGCCGACTGTTGATACAGACGCTTCCAGACAGAGAACAGTTAGATCAACGACA